TGCCGTAAAGTCATTATTATTACCGCTGGAATCATTGCCGATCCCGCTTTCATTGGCGAAGTCGAAAAGATGAAATCCGTTCGTTCCAAATGTCCCTGAATACGTTTTTGCTTTGTAAATGCCGTTGCTATCTAGTTCAATAAAATTATCAACAGGCGAAAGAGCAGATCCATCAATAAAATATATAGCAGTTAAATACCCATTGAACCCTAAGGTGTTATTTTGGTAGCGCCCAATCGTGTGAATAACGTTGTTGTTGATAACGCTGTCAAAATTCTGCGAGGGATAATTAGACGTACTAAAGTTGTCTATTTGAACACCATTAACATAGAGCTTAACTCTGTCTGCTGCTGTTGCCTGGGTGGAATCGAAAGATATGCAGACGTGATACCACGCCGAAACGTCACGGAAAACAGCAGTACTAATTAAACGCCAACTAAAGCCGCCGCTGTAATCATAAGCAACTAAATTATTGTTATCAAACTCAAGGCCAAATGAAACACTGACAGTTGCGCCAGAGGAAAACAGAGTGCCTCTGCTGAGCTTCGTGCGTTTTACCCACCCTGCCCAAGTCCAAGTGCGGCGGTTACCAGCGGACGCAAAAGTCTTACTTAAGTAGGCGCTATCACCATTTTCAATCCTTAGCGACTTGATTGGCCCTGCAGCAGCGGCATCAGCAGCAGCAGCAGTTGCCAGCAGCGGGGAAGAAAGATTACCGGGAACTGTCATCAGGAAGCAGCCTTAACGTCCAGGTGTGCTGTGATCATAATCTTTTCGTCTGACATCACCGCATAAGCGAGAATATCTACAGCACTTGCAGTAGTTGTTAGCGTCGGCGCACTTCCGCCAACAAAGCGGTAGTTCGACGAATAGCTGAGTGTTCTACTGCCCGTGCCGTCTTGAATAACCTCAATAAATCCAGTCTGTCCTTCGACAACATTTGTAGGGTTGCCGAGTGTTCTGTTGCCACCCAGCGTCACTTTGAAGTTGTTGTTGTCATCCATATCCACAGCAATGGTTGACGCGTCGGTCAGCGTTGTAATCGCTCCACGCACACCGCCCGTAACCACCTGACCATTCGTCGTCTCAGTGGCAAGCAGGAAAGAAGCAAAGCCGAGGTTGCCGCTGGCGTCAGTCTTTAGCGCCTGGTTTGCCGTTCCATCAGCAGAAGGCAGCGTGAAGGTTGTGTTGCTGGAAACAGTGGCAGGGGCCTGCAGTGCCACATAGTTGCTGCTGTCCGAATCAGCAAAACGCACATCAGACTGCGCGTTTAGCGTAATGTCACCCGTAAAGGTCGCACCAGAGGCACTGACTAGACCGAAGTTGGTCGATGCCGTTCCAAGTGTTATGAAACCGTCGTTGGCCGCATTCCTGATCTTCAGGGTTGCCGGTGTGGTGCTGGTGTCCAAAAACACCATGTGAGCAACCAAGTTGCTCGGTGCTGACGATCCGCTGTTAAGCGTCTGGATCGCACCCAAGATTGAGTTGAGTTCTGTCCTAAAGGCAGAGCCTGATTGGTTAGCGAGTGAATAGTCAGTTGCTTGTGCCATCAGGTGATCTCCTTGCCGTGCCCAACGGCTTGATAGTCGAATGACCTATTAAGCACTGTAGTCCCATCAGCAGCAAGAAACTTGATGGTAAATCCTGTTCTGCTAACGCTGCTCAACTCAAAGTAATCACCTGTTGCCATGTTGGTGGCCGTAATCGTGATGCTCGGCGTGCTGTAGAAAGCAGACGGGAACGTCACGGCCTTGCCGCTTGAACTTGTGCCGCTGCTGATGTTGCGTTGCTGCTCTGTCCGGCGCTGCAGCTTCACCGACACGCCAAGGGTCTGCACAACGACATCCTGTGAGTCGTTGTCAGTCTCCATCTCAACCTTGAACTGGAACCCACGCCCGCGCTTAGTCGAGTTAGCAAACGGCTCCCAGGAGCCATAAGTCGGAGAGCCACTGGGATCATCGTCTGTAGAACGTGAGTACAGCTCAGCATTGGTCTCTGACAAGTCGTCAGCGTCGATGTCGTTCCAAGTGTCGATGTTGTCCGACCGCGAATCCCAAAAGTCATCGGGGTTGATGGTGTTGATCTGCAGGTTGGCCAGCAGCTCCACGTCATACTTGGCGCCAAGGTCAAGCGTGTTCTGGAATATGTAACTGCCGACTGAAACCACATCACCAAAGAAATCAAGGTTGGTGACGCTGTCAAAGTCGGTGATGTCGTCAATCAGGCCATCAGCCTGCAACGTGATGCCACCTTCTGTTGTGCTGTTGAACGTTTGCGAGAACGTTCCAGGAAAGCTGGGACTTTCGGTGAAGGTCTGGACAACCTCAAGATCTTGCGGCTCTGGCAACTCAATCAAGACCGTAGGGATGCCAGACAAAGGTGCATAGTTGCCGACAGAATCCTTGGCGCGAACAAGATAATGACCATCAAGTAGCGGCACAATCTTGCGTGTGGTGCTGCCGTTGACAGATGGTGTGATCTTTTCTGATTGCGCCCACTTAATGTCGCCAGTCGTCCGTGGGTTGTGGCGAATCTCAATCGTTCCACCAATCCGCACATCAAGATCAGTTGCCTCAGGCCAGTGCAGCTCAGCAGTGTGCTGATCGATTGGCGTAATGTTCAGACTTGCAATGTTGCTTGGCGGGCTGCTTTTACCGACAGCATTGATAGTTGCAGTCGTTGCAGAGCTAAACCGCTTGCCAGTGCGCTCAACGTCTAGGTCATAGCCAACAGCACGAACTGAAACGGTATAGGTGCCAACGCGAGAATCGAGAATGTCAAACCCAGTGCCAGGCACAAACACCTTGACTGAGTTGTCAACATCTAGCTGATATTCGACCTCATACTCATTAGCGCGTAGAGATTGCTGCCAGTTAACCTTGATTCTCTGCAGGACTTTGTCGCCTTCTTCGTAAAGCTCTTCTTCTAGCTGAAGGTTGGTAACTGCATCAGGCTTTGCGCCAAGCTGCGTAAATGACCTGACACCAAATCGAGCGGTTGGATCCTCGATGATGTCAAACTTTCTAGGCTCATGCGCTGATGCTGTGACGGAATAAACCCCTTCGCCTTCTTCAACAGTCAGTACACGCCATTTTGTGAGGACAATATCTGAATAGCCAATGTTGAACGGCGCACCAGCCGCAGGTGCCATTGCTAAAGCACTGTTTGGCGTAACAGTGTTGCCGACAATGTTTGAAGTTGTCTGGGAAAAACTACCGTCTGGCAGAATCGTGTGAAACTCAAAGTTTGACGGCGCACTTGCCCCAAACATCTCTGTGTCGCTGCGATCGAGCTTGATTGCCGTTGTTGTAGATCCAGAAGTGACCCGACCCGAAACAACCCGACCACCTCGGACAGGATCGCTAATTTTGATGTAATCACCAGGGCGGACAGTAATGCCAGCTGCCATGTCTGTCTGGAAGCTGCAGACTTCTGTTTCGCGGTGTGCGGTGTATAAAAACCACTTGCCAAGGCGATACGCTTGGCCCCTGCTTGTGCAAGCAAAAGCGACAATCTCCTTTTTGTTGTATCCGTACTTTTCTAGAAAATCAATGTTTGGGTCTGTGCTGTCAACGAATTGACTGTTCAGCTCGACAAGCTCTGTCCGAAAATCACGAGCATCGTTGTCAAAGTATTTAACCGACACACAAGTCGGGCGGCCCTTCATGCTGGAGCCTGAATAGCTGAAACCCTCTTGCGTTACGTTTGACTGGTTGAAGATGTAGGTAAAGTCTTCTGCGCGATCCTGTGCCAGCGAGATTCCGCCCGCTTCCCAAAAGGGCATTGCACGGAAAACAGAGCACATTTCCTGAACTAGCTTGAAAGCATCGCTCTGCGTTTTGATGCAAACATTGCAAGAGAAACGCGGTTCCGTTCCACCAAAGCCATCGGAGACAAGCGTTCCGCAGTATGCAGAAGCCTGCTGGAAGCTGTAAATGTCCAAGTTGGCAGCAACGTCAGACGTGCCTTCAAAGTTATCCCCGCCGTTCTTTTCTGCTTCTGCACGTTCTTCTGGCGTCAAGATGTACGCGCCAAGGCCATAACGTGTATTTGTCAGCAGGTCATAGAGCACAAAGGCTGGATCGTTTGTGTATTCACGCGCTGCCTTAAAAGTGCCATTAAAATGCGTGTTGGGATCATACTCAAGCGACCCATCAGCACGCACTGTTGCGTTATGTGGGATGCGTACTTTTAGCCCGCGAATTCTATAAGTCCGACGAGGAACACTAGGGAACTGTTGCGCATCAAACTTGTGCCCAAAAATCACGCTGTTCGGGTAGCGCGTTTTATCAGTAATAATTTTGACAAGGTTGAACCAAGTCAAAGTGTCGTTGACTGTCTCTTTTGTGAAATCACGAACCTCTTGAGATGTACGGATGACGCGAATATTGATCGGGAAATTGCTTGGGTCACTTGTCTTATTTACGTCAAAAACAATGGCTTTTGTCTCTTGATACAGGTCAGGCGTGTACCCTCTAATCTCAAAATTGCCGTCGCCTAAGTAAACACCATTTTTGTCACTGTCGCCTGCTAGCGGTACATCGCTATAACCGCCGCCGTCGTTGTACTGAATCTGAATTTTATACCTGACGATTGATCCCTTGATCTCGCCATTTTCCTTAAATCGACTCAGCTGATTAACGCCAACAGTCACGTTGACCTGATCAACATCAGCGTCTGTAATCTGTTGAGTAAGAGGTGCGCCATCAGCAGAGTAAGTGAGAAAATCTCCAGTCCCTGCAGGTACGCTGGCCTTAGGTACTTCCGTATTGACGATAACAGTGGTCCTGTTTGTTGAATTTGTAAATGCAGCAAGCTTCGGCTGATCTTGCGTTCCAAGTTCGTTTTGAAATACGCCCTCACCTAAGTCAAAATTTAGGTGTTGTTTAATTTCTGGATCTGTAAGTTTGCTGTTGTTGTTTACTTGTGCTTCTGGCGCAAGAACAGGCGTGTTGTTGAAAAACACGTCTTTGAGTGAGCCGATAAAATACTGCTCTTTGGCAAGCGTTCTAGATATTTTTGCGCCATCAGGGTGAACTGCATTGGGGAATCCTTCAATCTCCCCCTCGCAAAGCAGATCAACAATCTGAGCAATCTGTTTGGAATTAAGACTGTCTTGTGGCATGACTACCCTTCGATCTGTTTGGCGATGAGCCCTGTCGATATGACAACGCTACCGACAATCATTTCGCCGTAAACCACGGGAACCGGCACGCCCTCACGGTCAACGTTGCCAATCGACTGGAACGCGAAGTTTTCAAGTGGCTCGCCACCAAAGCTGTCGCTTGGCAAGTCAGGCACAGGGCTGATCATCTGCGCAACGCCACCCAAGGCCAAAGCAAGGCCAATGTTGCCTGCAATTACAGCAGCAGTACTTGCCGCAGCGAATCCTGGAGCAGCAAGCAATGAAGTCGCAACACCTGTTTTCGCAAACCCAAAACCGGCAAGACCAGCACCCGGCGCAGCAATCGCAACACCAATCAACGCAGCACCTAGCAAAGCCTGACCAAGCCCACGACCACCTGCGCCAGACACAACAGGAATCACCTTCACCACATCACTATCGGCTAACGGATAGTGCAACTGCTCAGGGCTGTCAGCTAGCTGCAAACCATGCTGGCTCACAGCGACCTTGTAGTACCCGTCCCGCATCAAGCTGCGCAGCTCGGGAAAATTACACAACAGAAACTTGATTGCATCGGCAGGGACACGCACCAATGCTTCAAACACGCTTTGACCGCAGTGCTCTGCCAAGTGCCCGTAAACCTTGACCGTGCGGAGCATCTGCCGTCAGCCGCTATACCTAACGATTCTACCTGTGACTTTCTGCCAATACCCGTCCCAATAATCGCGAGACGACAGCCTGCCTTGCAGCTGGTGCAGCATCTTGCCCTCTCCGATGTAGACAGCGACGTGGTTTAAGCCAGGTGATCCATTAAGGCTCATCAGTATGGCGTCACCTTTTTCTGGCTCGTTGCTCCCCGTATCGACAAAACCTGTTTCTCCAAAGCACCGCTCAAACAACGGCAACTGACGGAACGCCTCAGAGCTTTCAGGTCGCTGCCAATCACGCAACTTAATGCCCATCTCTCGGCGGTAGTAATCACGAACCAATGTCCAGCAGTCAGATACGCCCCAAACCCACTCGCGCCCAATCAGCGGAGCCTCGTAGCCAGATGGCTTTACACGGCACCAACTGTCATCTTGCAGGCTAACGATGTACCA